AATCTGGGTATTCCAAGCGCCGCCTCAATACGTGCAGCAGATAGAGGCTGTTTTTACTCTTTCCCCACGTCGTGCATACGCTGTAGTCACTCAGTTCATTGGCTTTGACGGCTGTATCCCAGCTTTGAAAAACCAGATCGAATTTCGCGGGCTCGTCCCCAACTTTATACGTTTTGAACCAGCCGGCCTTGACCATGCCTCCGCCCAGGGGTGCGGGCTGCTGTTGATATTGCCCCGCGAAGTTGTATTCGCCTTGCGTGCTGCGGATGGTATTGAGAACTTCTAAAGGCTCACGCTCAGGATGCAGCGCTTCGCCGACACGCCGCCGGACCGTGCGAGAGCCGTACGGAGTTTTAATGACGTATGTTTCGTCCTCTACAGCAATGGCTGGGAAACTCAGAACTTTCCAGTCTCCTCTTTGCAATACGTGGCCGACGAGGTCGTCCTCGTGCAGCCGCTGCATGATGATGATAATGCAGCCCGTATCCTTATTATTAAGGCGGCTGTATAGGGTGTGCTGGTACCAGTCATTCACGGCATTGCGCTGGGTTTCGGAAACGGCTTCATCGGGTTTAAGAGGGTCGTCGATGATCATGAAGTCTCCGCCTCGGCCTGTGAGCACTCCGCCCACCGAGGTCGCCAGTCGAAAGCCCTTTGCATCGGTCATGAATTCTGAGACCGCTTGTCGTTGTCCAGAGAGTCGGGTCGGAAACAGGCTTCGATACCAATCCGAACTCATCAGCGAACGACAGTCGAGGGCGAGCTTGTTAGAAAGGTCTTGCCCGTAGCTGGCACAGATAATCTGGGCACTCGGGTTGTGACCCAGAAGGTACGCGGGAAAGGCTACTGATGCACAGTGCGACTTCAACGACCTCGGCGGTACGTTGATGATCAGCCGCTTCGTCCTACCTTGTCGGCAGGCTTCGAGTTCTGACGCGATCAGCTCGATATGCCAGTTGTGAAGGAATGTGGTGTCGGCATTAAGTTCATAGAAACTGCGCTCGACGAACCCATAGAAGTCGTTCCGGAGAAGTGCCTGGTACTCGTTCAGGGTGAGAGTTTGATTTGTCATTGGGATTCTCCATTTTCAGATTCGGGTTGAAAACGCTTCAAGATTCCTTGTAGGACCTTTTGATCGAGCTCACCGAGGGCGGATCTCTCGGTGGATGGAAGATTTGCGGTGGCCTCGGCCTCGCGAGCCAAGGCTATGAATTGCTGGAGCGCCCGGAGATCTCCAGAGGCAGCTTTATTTACGAGTTGCTTAATTGCCGCTTCTAACTTCGTGACCGTCTTGCGTGCTCCGTTCTCGTTTACGACCACCTTCTCGCGGAGTGTTGCCGCGAGCACGGTGGCTACGTTGTGCGAGCCCTTACGTCGTCCCTTCGGATTTCCCGACTGGCCCTTCTTGAAGCGAGTGGACTCAGGCGGATTCCCGTACCCAACTTGCTTTGAGATGTCGGGCGTTGCTTTTCCTTCGTCACTGTTTGTGCTCACCGGCCACCTCGTGTTCGAGGTCGTTGAAGGTGCGACCTGAGACAGCGTGCTTGGCAATCAGCCCTGTGAAAGCCTGCCAACGCCGAATCGCGGTGTCGACGTACTTTGGATCAAGCTCAATGCCGTAACAGATGCGGCCCGTGCGCTCGGCTGCAATCAGAGTTGTCCCGCTGCCTAAGAAGACATCGAGGACCAAGCCCCCACGCGCAGTGCAATCCATCAGCGCGTCTGCGACTAGGGCGACGGGTTTCACTGTCGGGTGTAGTTTCAGTAGATTGCCTTCATCGGTGGTCCGCGAGAAAGAGTTCGCGCCCGGGTAGTTCCACACGTTTGTGCGATAGCGGCCGAATTGACCTAATTGGACATTGTTGCGGTGACTGTCCCTGCCGTTCTTGAACACGAAAACCAGTTCATGTGCGCTGCGGTAGAGGCTGCCCATTCCCCCGCAGCCCTTAGACCAGATGCAGAGGTTCTTGAGTTCAGCGTAAACCTGCTTTCCGGCGGCTAGGATTTCTCGCATATGACGCCAGTCCATGAACACATAGTGGAGAGAACCATCGACGCTGTGCGAGGCAAGCAGGGCGAGGACCTGTGCCAAGAAGTCCGTGAATTCGGACTCGGTCATTTCCCCGGACGCCATTTGGAAATTCTTGTGCTGGATGGCTCCGAGGCCTGTGGCGTGTCCTGCAATCTTCACGTTGTACGGGGGGTCCGTAAACACCATGTCGGCTCGACGACCGTCCATCAGTACTGAGTGGCTGCCACCATTCAAAGAATTCCCGCAGAAGAGTCGATGGCATCCCAGGAGCCAAAGGTCGCCCAATTGGCTGACCTGCGTGGCATCCTGAGTTTCAGGCAAGGCGTCGGCCGGATCGTTCTCGCCCTCGATGGAGGGCGCGGTGCCTTCAATGATGACGTCGATCTCCCCAACTTCGAACCCAGTTACATCGAGCGAGAAGTCTAGTTCAACCTCGGAAAGAGATTTGAGCTGCTCGGCCAGCAAGCGATCATCCCAAACAGAGTTCTCGGCGAGCCGGTTGTCGGCAACCATGAAGGCCTTAAGCTGAGTCTCTGTGAGGTGTTCGAGACTAATCGCGGGCAGTTCCGCAATGCCGAGCAATCTCGCAGCCAGCACTCGGCCATGGCCAGCCACGACCGTGAGGTTCGAGTCGACTGCGATGGGAATGTTGAAGCCGAAGGCCTCCACACTTCGCGCGATTTGCTGAATCTGCTTGTCCGAGTGAAGCCGCGGATTCTTAGGATTCAGCTTCAGCTTCGCCGTAGGAAGGTAAGCAATCGAGAGGCGTGGATGTGAAGCAAGGGCTGTATTAGATTTCGTTGCACTCAGAGCCATGATGTGAGTCCTCCCCGACCCTCAACGTGGCTTCATATTTGCATGGAAAATGCTTCGCTGAATGCGACGATTTAGTCCAAGAAAATCCCGGCGCGGGTAAACAGCCTGAATTGTGGAAGTTACGAGTCGTTACAACTTTGACGGAGGCAGTGCTTTACCTACTTAACTGTTTTGATGTTCGTTCCACACGAGCATTGTGACGCGGAAAATCCGGCTGCGGACCGATCCGGATATCCCAGGCCCTCTGACACTTCCTGCCCTCCAGAGTCACGGTGTTATCGGACTCGCTGACCAAAAATGTCAACTCCAGTTCCTTAGGCCGAAATTCCGCAAGAACTCGCTTCATCTCGGTCTCAGACATCGGCATTTCCGGAAAAATCTGACGTACCTCTTCCACGGCGGCCTTTAGGGCTTGCTCGTACTTTTCGCCGCGCGATCTAGCCTTGTCGTAAGCGCAAAGTCCCACCATTGTCCGATGAAGCACCCAGAAGGGTTTTACCCCATTCTTTCCCGGCCTGCCACGTTGTTTCATAGTTCCCCCTTTCACTTGACTGTTTCCGCGAACAGAGCGGCAATGTTGCTGTGCGTCTTAGGAGGCTCGATGCCTGATTCTACCGCCGAACGTCTTGCTGCTCTACCTCAATTGTCCAAAACCGCTCTGTGTGATCTTTGGAAGCAGCTTTTCAAAACAAAACCACCCTGTCAAATCCGAAAGGATGTAATGCTTCCCATTCTGGCCTATCGAATCCAGGAGGACACATTTGGTTCCCTTAGCCCCGAGACTCGCCGTCGGCTTCGCCAGCTGGCGGCGACATTCGAAGCCAATCCTAAAGCAGTGATATCCAACCGACCGCCGATCAAGCCCGGAACCCGCCTGGTGCGCCAGTGGAAGGAGCAAGTCCACGTTGTAGAGGTGGAGACGGAAGGATATGCATACCGAGGTTCTCGTTACGAAAATCTCTCCGAGATCGCCCGACTGATCACCGGCACCCGATGGTCCGGGCCACTCTTCTTCGGTCTCAAACCTAGAAATTCTACACAATCGCAGGAGGCCCAATGATCACTGAAACGAAGAGCACAATCCGCTGTGCCATCTACACTCGCAAATCCTCGGAAGAAGGCCTGGAACAGTCCTTCAATTCCCTAGATGCTCAAAGAGAAGCCTGCGCGGCGTTCATCGCCAGTCAGCGGCACGAAGGCTGGCGTGCGCTGCCGACTCGCTATGACGACGGAGGATATTCCGGTGCAACCCTGGGTCGACCGGCAATCCAGACCTTGCTCCAGGATATTGAAGCCAACAAGGTCGACACCATCGTGGTCTACAAAGTTGATCGGCTCACCCGTAGCCTGGCCGATTTTGCCAAGATCGTCGAAGCCCTGGACGCGCGCGGAGTCTCCTTCGTCTCCGTCACCCAGCAGTTCAACACCACGACTTCGATGGGAAGACTAACGCTCAACATCCTGCTCTCCTTTGCGCAGTTCGAACGCGAGGTGACTGGAGAAAGGATTCGGGACAAGATTGCGGCCTCGAAGCGCAAAGGCATTTGGATGGGCGGCACCATACCGCTCGGATATGACCTCAAGGAACGAAGGCTCCTTGTGAATCCAGAAGAGGCGAATCTCGTCGTGCGGCTTTTCAATCTCTATCTTGAACTGGGGTGTGTTTCGAAGCTGAAGGATAGGCTCGAAGAGGAAGGCATCAAGAGCAAGGTGAGGACTAGCTCTAGCGGGAACCGCTCCGGCGGCACTTCCTATTCCAGAGGTGCACTGTACGACATTCTGCAAAACCGGCTTTACCTCGGAGAAATTCACCACCGGGGGCAAAACCATCCTGGCGAACACGAAGCCCTCGTTCCGCAAGAACTATGGGATCGAGTACAAACTCAGCTCAGAAGTGATAACCAGGGGGGCCGGAATGGACTCAGGGCAAACTCTCCCAGCTTGCTCGTCGGCCTGCTGCAGGATCCGGAAGGCAACCGGTTCATTCCGACCCACACTTCTAAGAACGGAAGACGATATCGCTACTACGCTTGTCAAGGCACAACAGGCGACGGGAAACCGGCGAACACAGCGACCAGACTGCCAGCCCGTGATATTGAAAGGCAGATCGTTCTCAGGTTGCAATCGTTCCTAGAATCCGGCACGGACCTAATGGACGAACTTAGTCTGCCGGACGACCATCCGACACGAACTCAGCAGCTCGTGGCAGCTGCGGCGAAACAATTCGACCGGCTTAGTTCGGGCGAAGCCGCTGTGGTGCAAGGCTTCGTGAGAAAAGTAGTGCGGCGTGTCGTGGTTCAATCCGATCGGATTGAAATCGAAGCCGGCACGCAACAACTCCGTGCGGCACTTCTCGGGGAACCCGAGCGCCCGGGACACAATGCTAGTGGCGTGATCCGCCTGGACGTCAAGACGCGACTCAAGCGTTGTGGCGGTGAGATGCGCCTGGTGGTTAGAAACAATTCTGAAGGCGAACCACCCGCGCACCCAGTTGCGTCTCTACAGAAGGCACTGGCACGCGGGCGCGAATGGTGTGACTGGATCATCGCCGGAAATGTTTCCGGTCCGACAGCGATTGCAAAAAAGCTGAACCTGAACGTGCGGTATGTCAGGCGCGTCCTGGAGTGCGCCTTTCTCGCGCCAGACATTGTGAAGGCCATCCTAGAGGGACGTCAGGCTGCCGATCTGACCTTCCACCAACTGACTCTAGGCTTGCCCCTGAGTTG